CTTGCAAAAGTGCATGGTCGGCTGAGCACGGAAGGGCTTAGTTTCCTTACGGTTACTATGCCTCGTCTCGCGAAGGCCTTTGACAAGGCTATCGCAGGAGGAACACCGCTGAACTCTGTAAAGTGGGGGTTTAAATCCCTACCCAACAGTGAGCTCCCCATTTTCATGGGTGAGTTCTTTCAGCAGGTCCTCGCAAAAGATGGAGCGCTTCTTCCGAATCCGTGTCCGAAAAGCGTCAGAGTAATCCGGGAGTTCTTGTACTTATGGTACAAGTATGAACTCCCTTACACAGATGAAAAAGAACAAAAAGTCGTCCAAGCCTTTATTAAGACTGAAGACGACATTCGAACCTTCACACCATTGTTGGATTCAATCCGACGTTGGTTTGATGAAACAAGAACCGAACTCTCTGCCTACCACGGGGTCACTTCGCCAAGCACTTGTGCCTGGGGAAGACTCAGTGGAAGTACGCGACTGGGGTGTTTCGACGCCTCAGATTCGCGATGCGAGCAGCCACTTAACAGTGGACTTGCCTCGCATACAATGGGAGAGGGAATCAATGCCGGATCGTTTGACCCGCTTGATGATACGCTACAAATGCGTACCCTTAGGAATGCTCCTGGAGATAAAACCAGGGGACGTCCTATTGTCTCGCCATGTGACGCAAGTCACATTTCGTTCGTGCGACGGATTAGACAGCTATTGGATAGCGTCTTCTCCGTGTTTGATCCGCTTGACATCTATCCGAGACACGGCCCTGGAGTCGTTGCTACCAAGCAACGTCTCGGAGCCAAGTATCAATGGACTAATGTGTCAGCGGGAATCACAGACCTCTATCCATTCGACGCCTATTTCTGTGCGTCGAGCGGACATGTGTGTGACTCCTATTCTGGCTTTGGCCAGATCGGAACAGAGTCTTTACCGGCTCGAGTTATACTCGTACCGAAAGACTCTCGCGGCCCTAGACTCATATCTTGCGAGCCCGTTGATTATCAATGGGTTCAGCAGGGACTGGGTAGGGCCATTGTTCGTGCCGTAGAGGAACATGAACTCACAAAGTTCAATGTTCACTTTACCGACCAAGGTCCGAACCAACGTGGAGCCCTCTTGGGCTCTTCGTCGGGGAGGTATGCGACACTAGACCTCAAGGAGGCTAGTGATCGAGTATCCCTTGCGTTAGTTCGCCTCTTGTTTCCAAGTAAGCTTGTTAGTTACTTGGAGGCTTGTAGGAGTTCAT